GACAACACACGCTGGCTTGTCACCGCCCCAACCTCTAACGACATACGAGCGACTTGTTTCGAGGGAGATTCCGGACTCCTTAATATTATCCCACGTTCTCTCATCCGAGACTACAACAAGTCCCTCTTTGAAATTACACTCACCAACGGTTCCATTATCCAAGGCATCCCCGCCTCAGAGCCAGAACGGTACCGCGGTAAACAATATCATGGCGCCTGGTTCGACGAGCTGTGCGCTTTTGACTACCTCGATGATGCGTACGATGGTGTACAGTTCACCCTGCGTCTTAAGGACCCTAGAATCGAGCGGGTCCAGCAAATCATCACCACAACCCCAAAGCCAAGAGAAACGATTGTAGACCTAGCCGAGGGTAAGATTGGTGGTGACGTCTACATGGTCAACGCGTCCTCGTACGACAACCGGGCCAACCTATCTGAAACGTTCTTTAAACAGCTTGAGACGTACGATGGCACCGACATGGGCCGCCAGGAGATCTACGGTGAGATCCTTGACCCAGAGTCAACCGGTATTGTCAAGCGTAGGCAATTTAAAATGTGGCCGGCGGATAAACCAACACCAACCCTGGAATATGTGCTTGCCTCGTATGATCCGGCGACATCTGAAAAAACAGTTAATGACCCGACGGCGTGTGAGGTGTGGGGAATATTTGAATTGCTTGACGGCGGCCTATGCGCAATTTTACTGGACGCATGGGACGAGCACCTGTCTTACCCAGAGCTGCGCCGTAAGGTCATTAATGACTTTAAGGAGGTTGTTTACGGTGCGGACAATGACTTTGGTAAGGGCCGCAAAGCGGACCTGATTCTGATGGAAGATAAGTCAGCCGGTATTTCTTTAATCCAGGAGCTTAGGGGATCTGGAGTTCCGGTGCAAGGATATAATCCGGGACGTGCGGATAAAATACAACGACTGAACATTATCGCCCCACTAATTGCCAAGGGTAAGGTGTATATCCCAGAAGACCCCACTAAAAAAGGCGAGTTTGCAGACTGGGCTAAACGTTTCTTGCGCCAGGTGTGTTCTTTCCCCGAGGCTAAGGGTCACGATGACTACGTAGACGCCCTATCGCAAGGATTACGTATTTTGCGTGACATGGGCTGGCTGCAGCTTGACCCATTGCCTGTTAGGGACTATGACTACGCTGATGATGACTCTAGGAAACGTTTTGCTAACCCCTACGCCCAATAAGGGCGGAATGGCCGTAATTAGCGTATTAGTTAAAATAAGGACAACTTTGTGTCCTCCCCAATTCTCTATTGCTGAAATGTTTCAGCAAAACACATAAATAATCTATGGCAAATCCACAACTCCCGATTCAAACAGGCGGTAACTTGCCCGGTCTTGACGACCGAGAAGAAGATATTCAAGAGGCGACGCAACAAGAAGCCGACATGCAGGCCTATGAAGAAGAGCTTGGATTAGACCCGCATGAAGTAGAAGAAGAAGTTATTGAGAACGATGACGGATCAATTACTGTAAATTATGTTGAAAAACAAAGCCCTCTTAAGAACCCAGAGTTTTACTCTAACCTAGCCGAAGAGTTTGACGAGAGCGACCTTGACGCACTGGCAAACGAATATTTAGATTTTATTGACGTTGACCGTGAAGCCCGCACACAGCGTGACAAACAATACGAAGAAGGTTTACGTCGCACTGGCTTAGGCAAAGACGCACCTGGCGGCGCAACATTTGACGGCGCCTCTAAAGTTGTGCACCCTGTTATGGCTGAGGCCTGCGTTGACTTTGCTGCGTCATCTGCCAAAGAGTTACTACCATCCGATGGAATGGTTAAGTCAAACATCAAGGGCGAGGACGATAAGGCTAAGCAAGAAGTTGCAGAGCGTAAGGTTAACTTCCTTAACTGGCAGCTTACAGATCAGATTGCCGAGTACCGCGACGAGATGGAGCAGTTACTTACCCAGCTACCTCTTGGCGGTTCACAGTTCCTTAAGTGGCGATTTGATGAAGATCAAAAGCGTCCTACGTGTGAGTGGGTGCCAATTGATAACATCCTCCTACCATATTCATCTACAAACTTCTACACATCACAGCGTGTAACTGAAGTTCAAGACATTACCGAAGATATTTATTTACAGCGCATTGACGCCGGTACCTACCGCGACATTGACAGTGACTACAGCTCTGACGCACCATTAACAGATCAGACACGCTCACAAAAAGCCAACGATAAAATTGAAGGCAAATCTGAGCCATCAAAAAACATCGACGGCCTGCGTCGTGTCTACGAGATCACCTGCTTCATGCGGCTTGAGGAAGACCCAGAGACAGACGGTCGCCGCGCACCATACATTTTAACCATTGACGAGTCATCGTCTAAAGTATTGGCACTACGCCGCAACTGGGAAGCTAACGATGAGAAACTCGAGAAGCTCGACTGGTATGTCGAGTTTAAATTCATTCCTTGGCGTGGAGCGTACGCTATTGGACTACCTCATCTCATTGGTGGGCTTAGTGCTGCTCTTACCGGTGCTCTTCGTGCTCTTCTTGACGCTGCTCATATCAACAACTCTCAGACGTTGCTTAAACTTAAAACTGGACGAGTTAGTGGCCAGAGTGACCGAATTGAACCAACACAAGTAGTAGAAGTCGAGGCTGGCCCTGGTGTTGACGATGTGCGTAAGATCGCCATGCCAATGCCGTTTAATCCACCATCAAGCGTTTTATTTGATTTGCTTGGTTGGTTAACAGCCGCAGCTAAAGGCGTTGTTACTACATCAGAAGAAAAGATTGCCGACGCTAACAGCAACATGCCTGTCGGCACAACACAGGCGCTGATCGAACAGGGCGCTAAGGTATTCTCATCTATTCACGCTAGGTTGCATCGCAGCCAGGCAATGTCTCTGAAAATTGTATCCAGACTTAATCACTGGTACCTTGAAGAGATGGACAACCAGTCCGGTGAAGAGATTAAGGTTCGTGACTTCTCGTACAACAACGACGTACGCCCAGTATCAGACCCTAACATTTTCTCTGAGACACAACGTCTTGCACAAAATCAAGCGCTCTTGCAAATGGCTGCAACCGCGCCCCCAGGAATGTTTAACATGCGCGCCATTTACAAACGCGTCATGAAACAAATGAAGGTTCCTGATCTTGAGGAAGTATTGCCTAACCCATTAGGAGCAAATGAATCTAACCCTGCGCTAGAGAACGTCTCTATGACCATGGGAAGGCCAGCTGCTGCTTATCCTGATCAAGACCACATTGCCCACATTAAGGTTCACCTTGAATATGCAAATAATCCAGCTTACGGCGGCAACCCTGTTATTGGGCCTGCTTTTGCTCCTCATGCTTTAGAGCACATTAAGCAGCACCTAACATTACACTACTTGCAGTCCATGCGCGCGTACGTGGCGCAGGCCTCTGGTGGTCGCGATGTCCTAGAACTACACCAAGAAAAACCACTGGACAAGCCAGCACAACAAGCGCTTGCCTTGGCTTCTCAGTTAGTAGACCAGGACTCCAAACAAGAGATGGGTCCTTACCTACAACAGATTCAAGGACTGGCTCAAAAAGTACAAAAAGCAAAAGAGGCATCACAGCAGTCAGCTGCTATGGCCGATCCTACTGCGGCGGCAATTGTCAAGACTCAGATGGCAGAGACCCAGCGCAAAACGCAAGAGGCTCAGCTCAAGATGCAAGGCGACATGCAAAAGTCACAGCAGGACTACCAGATCAAGGTTGCTCAGTTACAGCAGCAAGTTGCCGAATTGCAGGCCAAGTACTCTACACAGACCAATATCGACAACCAGCGCAACGCTACCGATATTGCTATGGCAAACATCAACAACGCCGCAAAAGAGCGCGTTGCTATGATCAATGCAGGCGTACAAATGGACCAGCAACAGGCCCAGCTAGAACACGAACAGGCAATATCAGCAATGGACGCCATCCAGGCATCAGACGCTGAAATACGTAAACATGGACTAGCAATTGAGCAACAAGCATTCCAGTCCCACGCCGCAGAAGTAGCAAAGCAAGCCGAACATCAAAAAGCGGCAGCATTAGCACAACAGCAGCAT